CGTAGGGGTGAATCGGGGTCTTGGAACCTCGTCACAATGTCCTGCCGCTCGTCCTGCTCGGTAGCGCCATAGTAGGTAGCGACAGCTTCATAGCCAAACTTATCTCTCAAAGTTTTAGCTATGCTAATTATGTCGTGGGTATAGGTAGCCCAGATAATAGCCTTACCTTGCAACTCTTCTGTAATCTCCATCATGCTGTCTAGTCTCCCGCTAGGGATGCTCTGTATCTCACCATCGTCGGGCTGTAAGAATCCACAGCAAATCTGTTGCAAACGCATGATCTGGGTCAAGACACTGGCCGTAGTGGCTAACTCCCCATTAGCTAACTTAGCTAACGCAAGCTTCTGCATCTGCACGTAAAGCTTGGTCTGGTCGGGTGTAAGCGGTACGTTACGCTTTATATACACCTTGTCAGGTAGGTCCAGACAGTCCTTCTTCAGTACCCTGTTGCTAAACCGCTCAAGCTTCTGGGTTAGTTCTTCCAACCGACGGTACCCTGTAATCTCTTGGAAAGACTTGGCACCCATGGTGCGCTTAACCACAATGGAGTAGCGGTTCTGAAAGCCGTAGTAGCTGTTAAAGCCCAGTGCGTCAGGGCTCAAGAACAGGCACTGGCTGAACAAATCCATAGGAGACTTGGTGATCGGGCTCCCGGTCAGGATGCGCCTGTATTTACTTAACTTTCTGAGTCCTATAATGTTCTTAGTTCTCAAAGCCTTACGGTTCTTGATGGTGGTACTTTCATCCACAATCACAAGGTTATTCAAATGCTTCTTACAAAAATCATAAACAATTTGAGTGGCACGAGCCGTGGAGAAAGCCTCGGTGTTTATAACAAAGATTTTAAGCGCACCACTGTCATCCTTAAAGAAAGCATCTACTTCATCTTTATACTTCTTAGACGAGTTAGGTGTCCAACGTAGTATAATGCGCTCTATACGGTCCGGCACGTGGGCCGGAATCTCGCCTCGGGACCAGTTGTCATACACCCCTTTTGGCGCAATCACCACACAAGCATTTATCCTATCCTGCTCGTACAGCATAGACATGGTATCTAAAGCCACCTTGGTCTTACCCGTCCCCATCTCCATGAGAAGGGCATAATGTTTCGCGGCCCACGAGTCTTCAAGGGCGGTGCGTTGGTGGTTAAACGGTTGTGTCTTAAACTCAAAATTCATTTTGATTACCTGTTGACTTTTAATTATTATAAGATAATATAGGTGATTGTCAAGGCCCAAAAGGTGCCTTCAACAACGAAAGGAAAGATGTATGAGTGATTTAAACAAGCTACTTGGCATGATGGAAGAGGAGCATGACAGCAAGAACTCTTCTAGTGTTGAAAAGGTAGATCAAGCGGGCCTCAGTTCTGTGGCCGACCTAGCAAGAGCAATCCGGGCTAAAGAAGGCACGATTGCACAAATCGAAAAACAACTTAAAACCGAGAAAGACCAGCTTCTAAAGCTAACCGATGAAGAGATGCCTTCCATGTTAAGTGAGTTGGGCATATCAGCCTTTGCATTAGACGATGGTTCTCAGGTGCAAGTCAAGTCAACATATGGTGCCTCTATTCGGGTATCGGATCGACATGATGCCTTTAACTGGCTTCGAGACCACGGCTATGACGATATTATCAAAAACACAGTGTCCTGTTCTTTCGGACGCGGTGAGGACGATAAGGCAGGTGCGTTCTCTGCTTTTGCTGAGAAGGAAGGTTTTTATGCCGAGCAGAAGACAGAAGTGCATTCGCAGACATTACGCGCCTTTGTCAAAGAACGTGTAGAAAATGGTGATGAATTTCCGATGGAGCTTTTTGGAGCTTGGGTCGGTCAACGTGCAACTATCAAGAAGGGGAAATAAAATGAGTAAGGCACCTGTAGTAAAAGAAGAAAAAGCAGTAGCGGTAACAGTATCATCCATGTTCGAGGAAGATGCCGGTAAAGGTATGGAGAACATGGGCCAAGAAGATTTGGCACTACCGTTTCTCAAGGTACTCTCTGGTAACGATCCTGTATTGGATGAGAACGATAAAGCCCGTAAAGGGGACATATACAACACTGTGACGGGTCAGCTATACAAAGGCTCTGATGGGATCAATGTTATTCCATGTGCTTACCAACGTCGGTTCATTGAGTGGTCACCACGCGGTGAGGGCAGTGGCGCACCTATTAACATCTTCGAGCCTAACCAAGAGCGCCCTAAGACAGAGCGTTCACCTGACGATAACAAAGAGTATGTCGTAGGCGGTACTGGTAGCTACATCGAAGAAACGCACCAACACTTTGTGGTTGTACAGAACGAAGACGGCTCTGCCGAAACTGCTCTGATCGCAATGAAGTCTACGCAGTTGAAGAAGTCTCGTAAGTGGAACAGCATGATGCAGTCGGTACAGATGCAGGGAGCAAATGGTCCATTTACACCGCCACGTTATAGCCACGTGTATCACATCAAAACCATTAAGGAAGAGAACTCCAAGGGTTCTTGGCATGGTTGGGAGATGAGCCGCGTTAAGCAGGTAGACAGCGTAGGAACTTACACTCAGTGCAAATCGTTTGCTGAGTCGATTACCGCAGGTGATGTGGTTGTCAAACACTCCGATGAAAGTGCAGAGACAAACTCCGATATTCCGTTCTAGGGATGCTTGTATCTGGGGGCGGCAAGTGTCGCCCTTTTTTATCTAATCGGAGAGTCACATGGTAATTGAGCAATTTATGTCCATTTTTGATGGGCTACAGGAAGCATACGGCACCTTTCGTATAGAAAAGCAAGCCGCTAACGGCAAGGCTCAAGGTAAGGCAGGTGTTGTACGCGAACCACGGACCATGCTTCTTTGGGAAAACCACTTAGGTGGTCGCCATGGAATTGGCATCATTCCAATTAACGAGGACAACAACTGCAAGTGGGGTTGTATCGACGTTGATCAGTACCCTTTGGACCACACCATGTTGGTTTCAAAGATACGCAAGCTAGGCTTGCCCCTAGTAGTGTGTCGATCAAAATCTGGCGGCGCGCACTGTTTCTTATTTACAAACGACTGGGTCACCGCTAAAGACATACAAAAAGCGTTGCAGTGTATGTCTGCCGCATTAGGCTACGGCGATTCAGAGATATTTCCAAAGCAGATCAAGCTTCACCTAGACCGTGGTGATGTAGGTAATTTCTTGAACCTGCCTTACTTTGATGCAGAAGACGGCCTACGGTACGCGATTAAAGACGATGGTACGTCCGCTACTCTCGAAGAATTCTTTGAGATGCACAAGAAGTACGCTCAGACATTGGAGCAGGTAGTCGCTCTACAGGTAGTAGAAACCAAGAAATCCTCACTACTGATAGACGGGCCCCCCTGCTTGCAAATACTCTGCTCTAACAAGATCAGTGAGGGCGGGCGTAACAACGGGCTATTTAACCTTGGGGTCTACTTACGTAAGGCGTACCCAGACTCTTGGGAGTCAGAGATACTGTCATACAACATGCAGTACCTAGAGCCCCCGCTTCCGTTAAACGAGGTCAACACAGTAGCAAAGCAATGTAGTCGAAAGGATTACGCCTACAAGTGTTCAGATGCCCCTGTTAACGCACACTGCAACAAAGAGCTATGCCGCACTAGAAAGTATGGTGTCGGTGCCGCTATCCAAGGGGCCTCCATAGCTAACCTGCGTAAGTACGACTCGACTCCCCCAGTATGGTTTATGGATGTAAATGGCGAACCGTTGGAGTTAGATACTGAGGGTCTGTTAAGCCAACCGGTATTCCAGAAAGCCTGTATGGAGCAGTTAAACTTTATGCCACGCTCAGTACAGAAAGCATCGTGGGAAAGCCGTATCAGCACGTTGCTCACGGACATGAAGGATAACGAGTCCGCCATCATGGAAGTAGCGCAGGATGCCAGCACTAGCGGTCAGTTCTACGACTATCTGGAAGAGTTCTGCCGGTTCCTACAGCAAGCGCAAGACAAAGAAGAGATACTGTTACGCCGCCCATGGACCGATGAGGAAGAAGGTCTTACTTACTTTAGGCTACGAGACTTTGAGGGATTCTTAAAGAAGAACAAGTGGTTTGATTATAAGTCGCATAAGATCGCCCAACGTCTGCGAGATATTCATGGAGAGTCCAAGGTATTAAAGATAAAGGGCAGACCTGTGAGGGTCTGGTCTGTACCTGCTTTCGACAAAGTAGACGTTGAGCTAAAGACACCTAACTTTGGTGGATCAAATGAGGCCCCCTTCTGATGGAAGAGAAAATAGATAGAAATAAAGAAATATTTAGACTGTGGAACGAAGAGCGCATGACTCAGGTCGCTATCGGTAAGCAGTTTAATCTCACCCGGGAGCGCGTCAGACAGATAGTTCAGCGTCAGCTTAACCGGTTAATTTTAGCTTCGGAGAAATAGATATGTCTATCAAGATTGAAAAGAACGTCCCGTTAACGAAATCATATGGTACAGGTAAGTGGTCCATCGTTTATGAGATGGAAGAGGGTGATAGCATCCTGTGTAAAGATTACCAACAAGCGTCTACGCTCGGTTCTTCTATCCGTGCCCGTAGGGACGAATGGGGTGACACGCCCTACACTTCGGTGAAGCGTAAACAAGAAGACGGCACAGTGCGCGTCTGGCTACAATTGAGAGACTGATGTTTCGTATATTCGGCCCACCCGGAACTGGGAAGACTACTACGCTACTTAACATGGTAGACAAGGCTTTGGAAAGCGGGGTACGCCCCATGGACATTGCTTTCCTAGCGTTTACCAAGAAAGCCGCGACAGAAGCCAAAGAACGTGCGGCGGCTAGATTTGGTCTGGACCCTAAAGAAGACTTAGCTAACTTCCGTACCCTGCACAGCTTGGCTCTGGCAATGTCAGACATCCGAAAGGATCAGGTTATGCAAGCAGAGAACTACAGAGAGTTGTCTAAGGTGACCGGCGTTAACCTAACGGGAAACAAAGCGGCAGACTTTGAAGAAGACCTGCCCAGTGTGACCAGTTCTAGTGACCCTATACTAGGGGTGATAAACCTCGCCAGACTCCGCAAGGTACCACTTCGGGATCAGTACAACATCAGCAACCTAGACAAGGACTGGAACCTCGTGAGCTACGTGGATAGCTGCTTGAAAGAGTACAAGCACCGCTTCGGTCTGTATGACTTCACCGACATGCTTGCAGTGTTCGCGAACAACGGCGCACGGTACTGCCCTGACTTTAAGCTGACCTTTCTAGATGAGGCACAAGACCTGTCTCCTCTCCAGTGGGACATAGCTCACCTTCTGGATGCAAAGTCCGAGAAGATGTACTGCGCGGGAGATGACGATCAAGCTATCTACCGATGGGCAGGGGCGGATGTAGATCATTTCATTACGCTAGAGGGAGGGTCAGAAACCCTGTCTCAAAGCTACCGAATACCTCGCGTGGTCCACCGCCTAGCCGAGGGTATCGCCTCACGTATTACCCTGCGGTTTCCAAAACGCTACGAGCCCAAGAAAGAAGAGGGCAAGCTAGTCCGGATCAACTCCGTCGCATCACTAGACATGTCCGAGGACAGTTGGCTAGTAATGGCACAGGCCGGTTACCTATTACAATCCGTGGCACAAGACCTAAAGGCAGGCGGGTATCTATTTACATACCGCGGCCATCGGTCAATTAGTGAACGCCAGAGCCTCGCAGTAAACGGGTGGGAAAGATTGCGTAGTGGCAAGATGGTAACGGGCGATGTTGCTCGAAAAATATACAGCTTCATGTCAATTAAGACTCGGGTGACACGTGGCTTTAAGAAATTACCCGGGTTAGATGATGACGGGGAAGTTAGCCTAGAACAGCTACAGGAGCATTTCGGCCTGTTAGCGACCAAAGATATGATATGGCACGAGGCTATGAACAACCTGCCCGAGACAGACCGAGCTTACATCATTGCTTTGCTACGGCGGGGCGAGAAGTTTAATGCCGAGCCTCGTATCACAGTATCCACGATCCACGGATCAAAAGGTGGTGAGGCCGACAACGTCGTACTCTTTACCGATTTATCACCTGCCGCAGACGAACAGATGCGGCGTAACCCAGACGATATGCACCGAGTGTTCTATGTTGCCGTCACGCGGACTAAGAATACCTTGTATGTTGTCGATGCAGAAGACATGTCACGGAGCTACGATTTATGAAACCATATTTTTATAAGAAAATTAAGGTCTGGGGGTAATTATGTTACGAGCAGACGGACTGAGTGAAGCAATCGTGGGCATCTGCCGACGGTGCGGGCAAGAGGACATTGTCTTGTATGACGAGGACAAGGTTCTAGAAATACTGGTAGAACGCGATGGCATGGATTATAGCGAGGCCAAAGAGTACTACGAGTTTAACATTGTCGGTGCGTGGCTAGGTGAGGGCACCCCCGCTTTCTACTTTAAGTTTAGTAGTGAAGAAATCGATGAACTAATCGCAGACGATCCCTGCAAAAACTGACTAAGAGG